GTGGACAAGCTAAAGTGAAATACGATAGCTCTTTAGGTTCTTCAAAACCTACCTTTAAAGACTCTGACATGGTGTTAGATGTATCAACATGTATTCCTCTTCCTATGTAAAACCTACCTTTAAGGTGGCTTTTAATCCATTTACCTATTGTGTGATCAAGGTTATACCTCATAGGAACATGTATGTATTCAAAATGAGGAGGCGGATTATTCGGAGTTCTTACACCGAAGAAGTCTAAACGATTAGGTTTTTTAATTGTTAATTGCTTCTTCATAATGTGCAGTTATCCCAAATGGTGCTTCAAAATTTTTATCATGATATCCATGTATAATGAATACAGTATCGCAATACTCTTCGTCACCCCAACTATCCCAAGGATAGCCATCTGTAAACATAATAAATTTCTTAGGTTGAATGTCGTTTTCTTTCATGTATTTCCAATTACACATGAAGTCTGTACCACCTCCACCTTTGATGTCGTAGTTTAATAAATCATCACTATTGTCAGATGAAAAATCTTGTTCATTATAAACTTTTGTATCAAAGCACCATACTTTAATATTAAAGTCTTTGTATTGATCCATAATGCCTTTTAGCTCAGACATCATTTCCTTAGCTTGTTCGTTACCAATTGAACCGCTCATGTCAAGTCCAACGGCAATGTCAATTGTTTCTTCAAAATTCATTCCAGGAAGAACTGCACCAATGTGCCAACCTTTACGTGAAGGCCTCATAAAAGTGTAATCGCTCTTTATTACAGATTGAATCTGTTGCTGAATTATTTCTCGCCAATTCATTTTAGGTTCTGTAAGTTCTTTTATCATTCTTTCTATTTCACCAGGAACATTACCAGCACCTGCGGCTTGTGCCGCCGCCATCATACCTTCTTTAATTTCTTCTTTAATCTTACGAAGTTGCTCTTTTGAATACTTAGGAGGTCCTTTTTTCTTATTTCCATTAGCACCTTTTCCTTGATTATCACCGTCTTCACCCCAGTCGATATGATCATCTAACAATTCACCTAATTGATCTAAATCAATTTTTTCCGCATTTTCATATAAGTGATCGTATACTTGTTCTGACGACCAACCTTCGTATTTGTAGTCTTGATAGATAGGTATTTGTGTAACTTTTTCTCCTATCTTTTCTCTAACAAGTAAGTTGTTTACAAGATAGTCACAAGCAATATTATATAAGTGAGGATCTCTATCTACCCTTCGCTCTAAATGATCGAATGCACAATGTAATATTTCGTGTGCAATTACAAATTCAATTTGTTTTTCTGTAAGGTTATTAAAAAATTGTGTGTTGTAATATAAATGTCTACCGTCTGTTGCGGCAGTAGGACACCAATCATCACAACTAGCTATTTTTAATCTTGTAGCCATGTTACCAAAGAATGGATGTCTCAATAAAAGTCCAACCCTTGCTACAATAACTTTATCTAAAACTTCTTTAGACATTTTTTCAAGAACTTCTGGATCAATATCTGGATCTGGTTGCCAATTCTTTTTGCCAAGTTTTTCAGGTAAAGTTGATCCTGGAACTGGCATATTATTAACGTCTGCAACCTCACCCATAATGATGTCGTTCATATGTGCTTGGAATTCACCTTCTGTATTTGCTTGTGATATTGTCATGTTATGTTCCCTATTCAGTGCCTTATTATGTATATACTATACTATATTTAATGAAAGAAGTCAAGAGAAATGGGCATTTTTTGTAAGAGAAATGCCCAAAACTCATATATTATGCCTGTTGTGCTTTGGTAATATATCTACCAAAACGATCATGAAACTCATCAAAACACTTAACTTCATCTGGATCAATTGGAAGAGCATATTGTGTGAGGGCCAACTTTACACCCATAACAACCAATTCAGTTTCGAAGTTGTCCATCATAAAACGTAAAAATCTATCAACCATATCATCGAAGTCTTTATCGTTTTTATCAGATGCTTCTTTAAGTTCATAACAGAGTGAGACCGCTAAGGAATACATGGCACTGATTTCTTTGGTCTGCAACTCCTTTACCTTGCCGTTTAATATGTCGGCTGGGTTAGGCATTTGTGATGCTACCTTACGGTGAGCAACAAACTTGAGAGCCAGGCCTTCGCCTACTGAACCACTAACAAGATCTGTTGTAGTTTCCTCGTCAAGTTCATCTTCAAGCAACTCACTAACAAAACTCCATGAACGCGGAGTTGCAAATGATCGGCTTGGAGATTTCGGATCAAAGTCGTATAGGTCCTTTTTGCTAAATTGCAAATAACCTACAACGTCTTTATGAATTTTGTTATCAACGGCCCATGAAAACCAATCTGGAAAATCAACTGAAAGTTCTAAGTGAACAAACCTGTTTGCTAATGGAGCCGGCATTCTATAAACAACACCTTTATCTGCTTCTCTGTTACCTGCGGCAACAATATAAACATTATCAGGTAGTTCATAAGTGCCAACACGTCTATTAAGAATAAGCTGATAAGCCGCCGCCTGTACAGCCGGAGCCGCAGAATTCATTTCGTCTAAGAAAAGGATAATTGCCTTATGTTTCTTAGCCATTTTAGCATTTGGAAGTTCAACAGGTGGTGCCCATTGCATAGTATTATCGTTTGCTGAATAATACGGAATTCCTTTAATATCTGTTGGTTCCCAAAGTGATAACCTAACATCAATTACGTGAGCTTCAATAGACTCACCAATTTGATGAACGATATCTGATTTACCAATGCCTGGAGGTCCCCAAATAAATACGGGCCTCTTTTTGTTCATTGCATGTAATATTCTTGATTTTGCCGTATTCGGGCCTAGTGTGCGAACTGCTACATTTTCCATTTTGTACTCCTTTTTTTCGTCAGTGCCTAATTTCTAACTATATATACAGTATAGCATCACTAGAATAAAAGTCAACCTTTTGTTTACCAAAAAGTTTAAGATTGTCGTTTCATTGCTTTAACAAGTCCATATTTACGTAGATCTCCTGCGAAAAGATGCAGTTCTAATGACTTCTTTTCGTTCGTAACGTAAAGACTATCTTTAGCCATAAAATATGGACAAGTTATAAACTTGTCAAGGAAAATTATTGTTTGAGTTGTAATTGCTTTGTTTTTAGGATAAGGTATTTGATAAAATCTAAGATCAAGTGTTTCTTTCAAAAAGATAAATCCTGATTCTGTAAGACGTAATCCGCCTTCTTTTTTATCGCGAGTGTTTTGCCACCATAGAGGCATGTGTTCTTTTAGTGTAGCTTCTGATATACTAATGTTTGCTTGTTTTAGAAATATTTTTGTATATGTTTCTTTTAAGTTCATTCTTTCACTTCTTCACCTGAAGTTAGCTTTATTACCTTGAAGTCTTTAGAATCAAACATGTCGTTTAATTTTTCAGCCAAGTTATGAGCATGTCCAGGATTAGAAAATGAAACCTTTTTATATTTAGGACCGGGATAATTTGTTAAAGAGTTGGAACTTTTTAAATTAAATGGTTTGTTTTTGTAGAAAACAGCCCATATAGCTTCTGCGTCTAAAACTTGCTCTGCTCTATACGATTTTTTGTCAATAAATTCTAACAATACATTTGGCTTTGGTCTACTCATATACGTTCCTTAGTTATATACGTATATATTTATCTTTTAAAAGCCTCGACCGCCGTCCATTTGTATTTCTATAGGTTGATCTTCTTGGGTATTTTTTTGAATAAGTTTTTCTAAATCGCCGTTTAACCTAGCTAAAACAATACCTAAAGTAAATGCTAACGTTTTAGCTTGAGAAATATCAAGTCTTACTTCATTAGACCTACTCTGATCTGCACCTTTTACCTGTTTTAAGAACTGTTCTAATGGTGCAGTATTAATTGGTTCTTTTTCCATTTGCTCTTCCTAATGCTTCTCGCATTTCTATTTTTGTTTTGAAAGGCCCTTGGTAATCATAAGTTTCTAAAGTAATAAGTTTAGGACAAAAACTTTTCACCCAACCTTTATCAAATTTAATTATATAAAATCCTGCACAATATAAACTTTTTGACTTGTAACTTTTTGTAAATAATGGCAGTTTATTTTTTACATCATACAGTGGATTATAAGGAACAGTAGTTGTAGGAAATCCGTGGCATTCTTTGGTATCAATTACAGTAATTTGCAGTTTATTCCACTTTATTGGTTCCCCTATTGCTCCAGTTACATCTCCTTCGCTATCAAAAAATCTTGTACCATTTGAATCGCTAAGTAGATATTTTTCATCTGAAAGAGTTAATGTTGCAACTTTTTGTCCGTTCTCTTCTAATATCCAAAATTTGCCATCAACTATTTCTTTTGCAGTTATACTCATTATGTTTCTAACTCCTTTTCTATTATTCCTTCTTTTGTTAGTTGTTTTACTACGTCTTGATCCACACATGAAACCATATGTGGTCTGTAGTCGCTTCCAAACTCTTCGTACAATTTAAACAATATTTTATTTCCGTTTAAGGTTGCATATCGCTTACATTGATCTACTGAGGTGAAAGTTGGTTCGGTAAAGACATATGCCATTGGCGGTTCAACTCCTTGTAGTTGACTGTTTAGCAATGTCATTAGTGCTACAATATAGACTGTCATTTGTATCTTCCATTCAAAGGTTCAGCATATAGTTGTGCTTGTTCGCTTACTCTTTGTAAGTCCCACTTAGCACAGAATTTCATTAGTTTCATGCCTACTTGTGTTACTGATTTAGGGTTCTCTGTAGCATCTTCAACTACATCATTTATAATCGATCTAATGTTGCCAGGTTGTGCAGTCAAATCACATAGTATTACATTACGATTGTAGTCATCTAGTACACGATGTTCTACACCTTCGTGATCAACCCACCTTTGTAACATCATATTATTCCAGTTATAGCCTTTTGTATCTTTATCTTCAAATGCCTCTTGTAAGCCTACTTTGTTTCTTGTGCCTTTTTTACGTACACCAGGAAAAGCACTAAACACATTATCACTAGTATCTCCTCGCATACACTTTTCAAATAACATATATGCAGGATTAGGTGCAGGCTTAGGTTCTCCTGTCTTTTTGTCAAGCACGGGTTTCTTTTTCTTATCGTCAAAGTAACCTTCATGTGTAATAATTGTATTGCTAACACCGTTATATTGTTTTACATTAGGTGCAATAAGTTGTGCAAAGTCTCCATCAGTTGAAATAATAACATGATTATCATTTGGATGTGCTTGTACCCAACCTGCAATTAAGTCATCTGCTTCTAGTTGCGGATTTTGTAATACAGTACAGTTTGTCTTTTCTTTTACAAAGTCTTTAAATAGATCAAATGTTTCCCAAAAAGTTTTATTTTCTTCTTGCTCTGCTTCTGTCAGTGCCTCTCTAGCATCTTGTCTATTTCGTTTGTAAGGCTCGTAAAAGTCTTTACGCCAACTACGACCTTCTAAACAGAATACAACATGATCACCATCAAAGTCTGCCCATGCTTTTTTTACACCACTAAGTGAAATGTGCAAAGCCATGCCAATCTTTGTGTCAAGGTCTCCCCTTACTACATGTCTTGCACGAAAAAATGTATTAGCAGTATCAACTAGTATATATGTGGCCATTTAACTCTTCTCTTACGTATCGTTGCAATTCGTGATCTCCCACGTCTTCGGGTATTTCGTTCTTGTAAAAAAGTCTATAACTATCAGAACCATATTTCCCAACTCCATATAACATAGTAGCATCTTCTCCGTCCCATGTCAAGTAACTTTGGGTCATTTTTCTTATAGAATTTTCACGCCTGTTATAAAATCCTAAACTTCTGATAACTTCTACAACATCTTCTTTTTTACTTTTAAGAAATGATTCAGCAGTAGGCCATTTTGCAAAGAATACAGGTAGTACACGTTTCACTTGAACTCTACCTGTTTGATTTAGACAAATTACACCTACAAAGTGTTGCCATAAATTTGCAACCTGTTGTTGCACCATTAGATCTTCTCTCATTAGTCTTCTCTTTTATATACAGGCCTTTGACCAAGTACCATAGGAACATCTAAATTAGGTGTAATTTCCACTTCTGCACAACTAAGATACTCTATATTAACATCGCCAAATTTCTTTTTGCTATGGTCTAATAATCCATTAAGCAATTTTGCTTCATAGTCGTTATAAAAAATTACACATTCATCGTATGAAGGAAACTGTAGTTGATAACTAAATAGGTTTTCAGTTTTATTAGGGTTATCTATATAGCTTACTGTAGCTAAAAATATTATAGCAAAAAATTTCATGTTAGCTAACCTCTGATTTTTCTTTATCAATTGGCTTCACATTGATATATCCTATATCTCTTTGTGTGTCAATGCCATCTTCTTCTAGAATTTGAATTGCAATAGTTCTAAACCAACCGTTCACAATTTCTTCATTAGTTTCACCTGAGTAACCTGCATCAAGTAGTTGTTCAATAAACTCGTTATTCCAATCGAGCTCGAAGAATCCGTTCTTGATGTTCTCAGGATTTACTTGAGTATCAAGAACACCTACCCAAGGTTTACCTTCTTTTGTAGCTTCATCTTTTTCTTTTTGTAGAATAGCTCTACGTTGTTCTTCTGAACTAGTTTCAGGTGCAGTTTTTTCAATCTTAGGTGTAACTCCTAATATTGTTTTTAACTTTTGCCATTTATTTTCCATATGTTTTCCTTTCATTACCATCCTGCCTTTCTTATTCTATCTGAAGGGTCTTTATCAACCTTAGCCTTCATTGCTTTTTGATGTTGTTTATTTTTGTATTCACGTATGTTTTCAAGTTCGTATTCTGGATACGGTGGATGGTAGGGCTTGTTTGCTGGCTTACTTTTAAATAGATTTTTTATAAACTGTAACATGTTAAGTTCCTATTGCATTACCAAACAAGTATACATGTACTCTTGCCGCTACATTATATC